AACCGGGATGCCTAACTCCTTCTCAGCCAATGCCAANGCATAAAGATTGAATCTAATCAACCTTGGTTTATCTAAAATGATCTGCACTTCTCCTCGCATGTTTTACACCTCCAATTTATTTAGCCATCTAATACAGAAAAAGAGGGAGCAAAGCCCCCTCTTATTCCTCAGAAACCGTGCCCCTGGTTAAAGGGCCAGCCCCTTGAAACTCTACCGACAGCGCCTGAATATCACTGTTCGGCAGACTGTGCTCATAGCTCGTTACAACAGCATTNCCCTCATACTGCACAGCACCTGGATTGGTGTCNCTTTCAAGTTTCAAAGTAACAACCTGATGCCCCACAAGAACATCATACAGATCCTCCTGGGCCACATCATCGCTAACAAAAACAAAACTAGCAGATGCGGTCCATTCCTTCAGGCCAGGTAGATAGTCTTTCCAGCCCTCAGTGTCATGGCTGGATGCCTCGATCTGATCAGCAGTGATCCGCAACGTTACATCCTGCAGCTCAGCAATTTTGGCATAACTGCCAGCCTCACCCTTTTTAAGGTATAACTTACCTCTAAACCCTTGTAGTCCTTGAGACATATTAATCTCCTCCTTGATGTAAAATTTTCAGCCTGTATCTGACAGGCATGTGCCTTGTAACGCCATCTGGTTCTCGTAGAGCCTGCGAAAACTCATAAAAAAAGCCGACTTCCCCGAATCCCTCAACTGCCACCGCAACATCCGCAAGCGACTTATTGAGCTGGTCGAGGATAGTGGCTGATTCCATATAACCTTCTGCTTGGCTCCAAATGTGCATCGTGACCGTGATTTCTTCGCCAAAACGTGAATGTGTACGAAATGGCACCGAGGTGAACTCCCCAATTGTTACATAGGGGAAAGGCTGGTCTTGTGGAACCTGGTCAAATATGCCCGTCACAATTGCCATAAGCTCCTGATTTGAAGTTAATTCCCTGTAAATCGCTTTTTGAACAGCGAATAATGCAGACCCAGCCATTATTCATCCCCCTCAGTATCAACAATGCCTCCTGTAACTGCCTGACCAACACTGCCAATAGATGAACCCAATATCTTTTTGATGCGCTCCTCAAACTTTCGCCTTTCTTGCTCCGCTGCCGGAAACAAGAATGGCCTGGCAGGCATGCCCGGCCATGAAAGGGTATAGTCTACACTCGGCATTCCTGGTGGTTTTTTCGATGCAGCACCTCTCATCCCAGTACCAAACTCCACATACGGAGCATACTTTACGTTGGTAAAGACTTCCGCCGCCAACCCATTAGAATAGAATTCCATCCGAATAGACGACCGAAGCCGGCCAGTATCTACTGGACAGGCTCTCTTTGCGTTTCGCTGGATGTTGACAGCAGTCTCATTAACAGCTGCTCTTATTTGAGCACGCTTTTCGAGGCTTAACTTCTTAATCTCAGCTATTACTTTATCTACGCCCTGAACTCCAAATGTCAGTCTCATTTAATCACCTCTGCGCAGGTGCAGAGAGTGTAGCGGTTCTTCTCATCTACGTTTACTGGCGGACCTACAAGTTCAAATACCCTACCATTGAATCTCAGTTTATTTTTGGCCGTAAGGTCTGGCTGATAACGCATAACAAATTCATGCGTTATGGTACTCTTAACCTGCTGAGCTTGATATTTTTCATTTGAGACCAGTGGTCTTACTTTGGCTCTACTTATCCCAATAACCGCATCTGGCTTTTTAATCCAACCACCAGCTCCATCAGGCTCTCTTTGTTCGCCTAATATCTCCACTTCATGCCTGAACTCTCGTGGATTAATTTTCATATACGCATCACCCTATACGTGGCCAGTAGCCTATGCGCCAGCTCATGGCCAGGGCCAAAACTCTGACCATCATATAGGTCAGAAACTATGGCTTTGATAGCCTCTTTAATGGGGCCTGGCACATCCTGAGCACTACCATACCCAGCTCGGTATGTGATGCATCCATCTGCAACAAGTAGAATTTCTTGCACAGGCGGTCTAGGAAGGGCCTGGATGTCATATCCATATGCTTTCCATACTTGCGTCACAAATGACCGCCTAGTGTATTCCTCTGCATATTCTCTTGCCGCTACAATATAGCTCATTATCAAGTTATCATCATGGATATAATCAACGTTCAGATGCTTTTTTACCTCTTCTAGACTTACCGGCTCCTCGCTTGGTGGTTGTACTCTTTCCAGCTTTTTGACCACTGGCCTTCACCTCCTCAGGCCCGTCCAGTGCCTTATCTTCCTCTGCTACACCTGCCTTTAGCCATGCTTCCGCTGTCCGTTTATCAATCTCAACAACGGAGCCGGGCACAAATGCCCGGCCCCCTGCGACCATGCTGCGTAATATGCGTATTCTCATTTATATCACCTTAGCTTGATGCAGGAACTTTCAAAATACGCAAAGCATCTGGTCTGATAACCCCGCCACCAACTCTGTAATGAACCTTAAACCCAACTAAACCTTGAGTGGCATACAATTCAACCAATCTTTGAAGTGACATCCCCATACGATCGAGAATCCTATAACCGGACTGGAAGTCTCCAAAAATTACCACATCTGCATCTGTATCTGTTGTTGGAATGCTAGGAATATCATCTTGATTATAAACAGGATATCCAGCCAGTGAAGCCGGACGCCCATNTTGCAGGCTTGGCTGCCAAAGATATTGGCCATTCTGATCTTTGAGCAACCTGATATCTCGCTCGGTAATAGAGTTCATAATAAAAGCTCCATTGCGACGATATTGAGCGGGTACTTCATAAATAATTTTAATTAGATCATCAGCTGTTAAAGCACCAGGTTGCCCAGCATTAACTCTAGCAACTACATCACCATTGAGAATGCCTTCTGGCTGTCCTTCTGAATGACCTTCCCCAAGTACAAATGCTTTATCTTCAGTTTCAGCAATGGCACGGCTAAAAGAGTCAGCAACAATCGCCTCTAATGCCACATCTGTATCCATAAGTTCATCTTCACCAATCTTGGTAAGGCCATATAAATCTTCAATATATTGATAATCATCACTAGGTACTAAATCACTCTCTACTAATGTTGCACCAGTTTCCAATTTACCCCAGCCAACTTCAACTTCATTCAAGCTTCTACGCCGAATCCTGTTAGTAGTGATTGTTCGCACTGTAGCTAAACCACGCATAACTGTTAGCTTGGGAAGCTCTCTATAAATTTCAGCCTCCAACTCTTCAGGAATGAGAATCTGTCCTGTATCATCAGAAACTAGAGCTTTTTCTTCCTTGGACAGAGCCGCAAGACCATGACGCATATACTTGAAAAACGCACCCTTCTGCTCGGCGGGTTTTTGGTGAGAATCATCCGCACCACCTATAGGAGGTCTTGCCATCCTGGTCTCGAGTTCATCAATCCTAGCATTCAGCTTATCAATAGCAGTCTTAGTCTCAGCCAAGGAATCACCAAACTGTTTACGCTCTTCGTCTGCCCTGTCGCCCATATCACGCAACATCTTGACAGCCACTTGCAGCTCTTCCTGCAATTTCTTGATATCCATACCTAAACAACCTCCTTAAGACTTTTTATTTCATCAATCAATGCCTGTAGCGACTGGATGTCCGGGTCACCACTAGCTATTGGCGGCTCGCTTTTGGCTGGAGTGGCTTGCACCGGCTCCTTACCATCAGCAAGTGCCTCTAACAAATCAAGGGCTTGCTTTAATGCATCCCTTGTCTGTTCCACTTGTTTCATGTCAATACCATGTGTTTTAAGATTGCTGGCCAAATAATGAGCCCTGCGCAATAAAGGATTAAGTTCATCTAACGATTTAACGCCTGTCACAACTGCCAAATCATTGGCGGCCCATGTAACAAGGCTGTATTCATAGAGTTTTACTTCCAAAAGCTCTCTGGTGCCATCTTCTCTACGATTTTCCTTGATTGTTCGATAGCCAATGCTGAGCTCATTGACCACACCATCACGCAGAAGAGTCAGAGCATCTCTGCCAGCTTGCGTTTGACTTATTTTGCTCTTGGTATACAGTCCAGCCTTATCTTCACGCATCTCAATGGGCTTCCCTATCGGTGTCCATGGATCATGTTGCCAGAGCACCTTCACCCTATCAGCTCGCTCCAAAAGTGTTTTGGTGAAAGCACCAGGCATCATGATGTCACCATAATCATCCACATTACCAAAAACGCTGGCATAACCTTCAAAGGTGCCAGCATCTTCGTCTACACTTTTTACTTCAAATGGAAAACTCTTGATTTCCATTACTCTCCACCTCCTAATCCTGGTACTACCTGATATGCCTCTGTGCATCTGCACTGAATCAGGTTTTCAGCACTAGCACCAAGGCTGTCATCACCGGGAAACATCAACTGCTCACCATCTACCTCAAACGGCTCGTCTAGTGGTACTGTTTGACCATCTGCCTCTGCATGAGCTTCTCTAGTTCTCTCATCTGGTGTAGCTATCCACTCATGCAAAAGCGGAAGCCCTGTCTCTTTGGCTCCTGCTCTGCTGCCGAGGTTGCTTGCGCTTATAACCTCAGTCCTCGCTATCACAACACTGCGGTTAGGGATAATCTGCTCCATATAAAGCTTATCCACCCTTTTAGCCAGCTCCTGAATGCTTTCACCTTCTCGGACCCCAGCTGCTAACTCTGCTCTCAGCTGCTTCCTTGTCGTCTCTGTAATAGCCCGAACCTTTTTTGCCCCTTGCTTTCTCAGCCAATCCAAAACTACATTTTGCCAGATATCTATCCCCTGAGCTTTTACCTCCGTAGGGTATGCAGATTTAATACTGCTAAAAACTCTCTGGGCGAAATCTTCACCAACAGCTAAATATGTGGCTTTTAGAAGCTTCTCCCATGATTCTGCGTGTTCTTTTATAGCCATGTCAGCTCTCATTACAGCACTGTCTGCGCTACTAGCACTCTGCAACTCTTGTTTTATCAGCTTTCTTTCGGCTCTGAATTGCTTCGCCACCTGTTTCTGGACAGCTACATACCAGCCCGCGCGCTGTCGCTCAAATGATTTCCAGTAGAGTTTTCGCTGGTTATCTCCCTCCAGATTAAAAGACCTAACCTGCAACCCCTTCCCTTCGTCATCTTCATCTTCAAAATCAAAGGCAGACAGCGGAATCATAGAAGCAGGAACCCTTAACGAATCCCCACCCTCTATTGCCTCGTATCCCATTGTTTCACGAGCTTCGTTCGGAGTAAGTATGCCAGAGTTAACTGCTGATATCGAACGGGTCCAGACAGCACTGCGCTCTTCCTGGAGTGCCTCTATATCATCTCTATCGTAATCAAGATAAAGCCTCTCGCCAAACATCGGAGTTAGCCAGTTATTGAGATCATCTCTTAACCAGTCCATTAGTGGTAAGACGGTTTCCTGATAGAATGCTTTGCGTGCTTCTTGGTAATTACTGTAAGTCTTATTCGTGCTGTCACCTATAAGCTCAGATGGCACCCCCAAGGCAATAGATATCTCTCTGGCACTGAGCCGCAACCCTTCAATCCAATTCATATCCCTGGGAGATAGCCCCATCTCTTTCCAGTCGAGTCCACCCTCTAAAATCAATGGTCTGCCAGCGTTCTTAGGTCCAGCATATTTTTGTTCAATCTGCTCTCGCAATCTTTCATACTGATCTTCCTGTAACGTCTCTGGATAAACCAGCGCTCCTGACGGCCTTGCACCATTCTGCAATAGACCTACATTCCATGCTCGTGATGCATTGTTTTGGTCGATACTTCTAGCGGCTATCTCCAGCGGACTAAGCCCATACCAATCATTCAGCGGATTGAATGTTTTAAGGTGCAATATTTCATCTGTACCAAAAGTAACTTTATTCCCTGCTACCTCATAGATGTAACCTGCTACAGGTTCTTGTGCATTCCCTGGTATGACTTTCATCCTGTCTGGTCTAAGAGTGTATAACTCACGAGGAGGGCCGTTCTTCGGACCCACTTTTTCGATATAGCTATTGCCAGAAAGCCTGAGATAAGCAATCACGTTCTCAATAAAACTAGCCTGACCTTGCCATGGGTTTGGCCTTTCCATTAAATCAAGCAGAGGATGTTCATATATCTCGATAATATCCCCATTCCTTCCCTTACGATACAGTAGCCAATTAATCCCAGCGCAGGCCTTGGCCGTTTTCTCAACACAAGCAAAAACGTAAACATTTCGGCTAAAACCTTCTTTAGACAGAGCAGCATAATTAACAGGTGTCCATACTGGTTGACCACTGCGGAATAACGAAACTATCGCCCTATAGCTTTCGCTTTGCTTAATACTAAGGAACCTTTTAATTCGTTCTAGCACTATTTCACCACCTTTACAGAGAACGTATGCTTGGCATTGCTATGTTAGCTATTTCAATCCCTGCATAACTTACTGTGTCAACCTGGTCATCGAATTCACCATTTGGAAAGGCAAGCAGCTCATCTTCTAGCGATGTGAGCCAAGCCGCATTTTGCCGATGATATACTGTCCCAAGCTCATACCTTGCAGCCACTGGTCTAGCCCTTGAAACTTTATCTGTATCTGCCTTCAATGGTTTTATAGGCAGTCCTTCCTTTTTCAAACCCTGAATGATATTAAGACCAAAGGTTTTATTCTCCACACCTTGAAACCGAGGCCTCCAACGTCTGTAATGCGTCAACAAAATCGAACTATGCTTAGTCGTCTCTGCTCTCTCACGAAAGACATCAAGAATAAGTAAGTCCTTGTCTGGCGTAACCGCAAAGGTTGTAAGCACGAAATAGTCACTAGTATCTCGCTCAGTTGCAGCAGGATCACACGTCTGAAACCGCCAGCATTTTTCTTTCTCTACTCTTTTAGTGCTACCATCAGGCTGGGCAAGAATATAATAATCTCCCTCCTCCCAGTAGTAGCGAAACCAGGAGCGCTGGAAGATGGCCCCACCCTCTGGCTGTGGGCTTTGCTGATATAACGCAGACCATAAATAAGAGCCAAGGGAGGCCTTGATGTTCTCCAGCTCTTCTAGTGGGTATCTTTCGGGCCATAGTGGCTCCCCTACTTTTCGCTTCAATGGATCGTCGTCAATAGCTACAGCAGGAAACGATATAACCTCCCACTGCTCACCTCCCTGCTCAGCCTCTTTCAGAAGCCTTCCTGCTAAATCATCCTCATGCCATCTGGTCATTACCAAAACAATAGCCCCGCTAGGTGCCAGCCTTGTGCGGAGCGTTGAACGGTACCAATCCCAGACTTTATCCCTAATTGTCTTTGAAGATGCCTCTTCTTTATTCTTAATAGGGTCATCTATGATAGCCACGTTGGCACCCCGGCCAGTAATCGGACCCCCAACACCTGCAGCAGTAAGTCCACCTCGATGTCCTTGGATGCCCCAGCGGCCAACAGCACCGCTATCATCTGCAAGGTTCAAGCCCCATATCCTCGGGCCCCATTCACGAAATGTATTTCTCGCTATACGTGAAAAGTCGTAAGCAAGCTCCGCAGCATATGAGCTGATGATGATTTCTTTATCCGGATTCCTTCCCAAGTACCAAGCAGGAAATTTATTTGACACAACCTCTGACTTGCCATGCCGAGGAGGCATAAATACCATAAGCCTTTTAAGCTCTCCACGTTCAACTGCTTCA